CTCGTTCGACTGTCCGCACTGCGCTATCGAGGCTATCAGCCTGTTGGCCTTGAAAATTAACGATTGTGAAAGGAGCGGGCACGGCAGCTATCGCCAGCACAAGCGCAACTTCATGGAGCGTGCATTCATCACTGTCCATTAAAAAGCCCACCGAAGTGGGCCTGCCTGTCCGGTCTCACCGACCAAAGCGAACCGGACATCCCCAGGTAAATACGAGGTGTCTTTCAGGCACCTCCAGTCTACACGATAAGAGGATTATGTGTCATGACTAACACGAACCCAGTATTTCTTGTTCGAAGAGCAAAAAAACAGTCTGGTCAGCCTGATGCAGTTTTATGGTGCAGCGAGGACTTTGAAACCGCTAATGCCACCCTGGATTATTTACTGCTTAAGTCCGGCCGCAAATTTAAAGACTATTACAAAGCGGTCGCAACTAATTTCCCTGTTGTTAACGAACTTCCACCGGAAGGCGAAATCAGTTTTACCTTCTGTGATTATTATCAGCTCGATAAAGGCAAAATGAACTGGGAGCAGATCCCTGGGGTTTCTCTGCCCGAGCATCCTGCAACACAAAAAGCGGAAATGGCCGAAGCCACGGTCGTTAATGGCGTTGACACCTCTACTGGTGAAATCGTCGACGAACAGGCTTTTAACGAGGCTGATGCAGTTCCTCCGACCAATTCTGATCTGAAGATTGACGAAGGCGACGACGAAAACACGCGCTACCCAATCGTGCAGATGTCGTTCCGCAAGCAGCTGCTGTCGCAGCTTACGTCGGATGAACTTCGCTATCACCTCACGCAGGCGGAGTATCAGGAAATAAGCACGCTGGAAATGGACACTGATAACGGGTACGTCCAGAACCTGCTGCTGGCAGCCGCAAGCGTAGAAAAGATCCAGACTCTGGATATGCCATTTCTGTGGAAATACACCAGAGCCGTCAGAGACGTTTTCGATATGGAGAAACGTCACGAGCTATCTCTGGTTTTGAAGTTCACGCAAGTTTGGGCAGAAACGTCACATCTCGATCGCGGAATTTTGACAAAACAATGGGCCAAAGGTAACCGCATCAGCGCTGTGCAGCGTACTGACTCAGGTACTAATGCCGACGGCGGCTATGTTACCGACCGCGGCGAAGGTGCACACCATACGCTTGACACTCTCGATCTGGAGATCGCTTGCGCCCTGCTGCCGATGGATTTCAACCCACACGAAATACCAGGCAGCGTGCTGCGCCGCGCGAAGGAAATCGTCGCTAAAAAAGAGGAACCATGGAAATCGTGGAGCAACATCCTGCGCAATCAACCGGGGGTACTGGCGGTTAACCGCACAGCAATCTTCAATCTCGTGCGTATCGCTCCTGAGAACATCCACAAGACGCCAGCCGCTCATCTGGAATTTGTTAACCGGACAATGACCACAAATTTCAATTCCACAACCGAGTTAATGCCGCTGCCTTCTGCCGCCCCAGTTATTTCACGTGAAGACGTGGACAAGCAGCTGGCAGCCGAACGTGGAGAATTTGTCGAGGGTATTAGCGACCCAACAGATCCGAAATGGGAAACAACCCACCGTATGGCCACCACTACTCACGAAGAGAATTTACAACGGATTCGTGAAGAAGGTGCGCGCCGCCGCGCTGAGGAAGTGAAAGAGCAGCCGGAAATCACAAGTATGGGCAACGGCATGTTTTCCATTGAAGGCCTGCTCAACCAGAGCGCCTCAAATGAAGTAGAAAAAACGGAAGTGGAGACCACCAGCAATGTGCAGGTTCAAGAGAATAACAGTAATGAAGAACCGACTTGTGATGCGCTGTCACCGGGCAAAGTCGTATTGCAGTCAGGTGAAAGCAGTACTGACACTGGTGAGGAACCAGCTACCGTAGAGCCGTCTGCCGCTGAGATTCTGGCCACCAGCGCGCCGAGTCTCGCCAGCCGGGATCGGGATGATGCAGCCCAAATTTCTGATTCATTAGACCAGAACGAGCCAGAATCGGCACAAAACGAACCAGAAGTGCATCAGGAAGAACCAGCTGTTGAGTATCCTGCTTATTTCGAGCCAGGCCGCTATGAAGGTCTTCCGAACGAGGTTTACCACGCCGCTAACGGCATCAGCTCTACCCAGGTAAAAGATGCGCGCGTGTCTCTGATGTACTTCAATGCGCGCCACGTTGAAAACACCATCGTCAAAGAGCGCTCCGCAGTTCTGGACATGGGCAACTTAGTGCATGCGCTGGCGTTGCAGCCTGAACAGCTGGATGCAGAGTTCAGCATTGAACCGGTTATCCCTGAAGGCGCATTCACCACCACGGCGACACTGCGCAGCTTTATCGATGAGTACAACGCCAGCCTGCCGGCGCTGCTGTCTGCCGACGACATCAAGGTGTTACTGGAAGAGTACAACGCCACCCTGCCCGTTCAGGTGCCGCTGGGCGCTAGCCTGGAAGAAACAGCGCAGAACTATATGACGCTGCCAGCTAACTTCCAGCGTATCGATGCAGACCAGAAGCAGACGGCAACGGCAATGAAAGCCTGCATCAAAGAGTACAACGCCACCCTGCCGACGCCGGTTAAAACTAGCGGCAGCCGTGACGCGCTGCTCGAGCAGTTAGCGATCATCAACCCTGACATGGTGGCGCAGGAAGCGCAGAAGCCACAGCCGCTGAAAGTATCTGGCACTAAGGCCGATCTGATTCAGGCCGTGAAGACAGTCAAACCAGATGCCGTGTTTGCCGACGAGCTGCTGGATGCCTGGCGCGATAACCCGGAGGGGAAAGTTCTGGTCACCCGCCAGCAGCTGAGCACCGCATTGAATATTCAAAAAGCGCTTCTGGCTCACCCGACCGCCAGCATGCTGCTGACCCACCCGAGCCGTGCCGTCGAGGTGAGTTACTTCGGCTTTGACGAGGAGACGGGCCTGGAAGTTCGTGTGCGCCCGGACCTCGAGATCGACCTGGACGGTGTGCGTATCGGCGCAGACCTGAAAACTATCAGCATGTGGAACGTAAAGCAGGAAAGCCTGCGCGCCAGACTGCACCGGGAAATCATTGACCGCGACTATCACCTGAGCGCAGCCATGTACTGCGAAACCGCGGCGCTGGACCAGTTCTTCTGGATTTTCGTCAACAAAGACGAGAACTACCACTGGATCGCCATCATCGAGGCATCCGCAGACCTGCTGGAACTGGGCATGCTCGAGTACCGCAAAATGATGCGCGCTATCGCTACCGGCTTCGACACTGGGGAATGGCCAGCTCCGATCATCGATGATTACACCGACGAACTTAACGATTTCGACCTGCGCCGCCTCGAAGCGCTGCGTACTCAGGCATAAGGGGAATGATGATGGAAAACATGAATATCGTAACTGCTGAGCAGCAGGCTCCAAACACTATCTCTGCCAGCAACTCAATTTTCAACGTTCAGGCACTGGGTCAGTTGCAGGCTTTCGCCGGGCTGATGGCCCAGTCTGTCGTTACAGTACCGGCGCACTTGGCAGGAAAGCCTGCGGATTGCATGGCGATTGTTATGCAAGCCATGCAGTGGGGCATGAACCCTTACGCGGTGGCGCAAAAAACTCACCTGGTCAACGGCCAGTTGGGTTACGAAGCGCAGCTTGTTAACGCCGTAATTACCAGTTCCAGTGCCATTCATGGCCGTTTTCATTATCGCTACGGCGGCGACTGGGAACGTTGCACCAAAACCAAAGAAGTGACCCGTGAAAAAATGGGTAAGAACGGTAAGTACACTGTTACCGAACGCGTTCGCGACTGGACTGATGAAGACGAAGAAGGTCTCTATGTTCAAGTCGGAGCAATTCTTCGTGGAGAAAGTGAAATCACTTGGGATAAGCCTCTTTACCTGTCGCAGGTGGTTACACGAAATTCGCCGCTGTGGGTTTCAAAGCCCGACCAGCAAATAGCCTACCTCGGCGTGAAATATTGGGCGCGCTTGTACTGCCCACACGTGATCCTAGGCGTTTACACGCCTGATGAGATTGAGCAGCCCACCGAAAGGGAAATTAACCCGGCACCGGTTCAGAAAATGAGCTTGGCTGATATCAAAGGTGAAAATGTAGTAAACACGCAGGATTCTCAGGAGCCATCTGTAAATATCGACACCTTGGCCAAGGATTTCCGCGACCGCATTGAGGCCGCTCAGGATGTGGATAGCGCCAAAGCGCTGCGTGCCGACATCGAAACCGCGAAAGCTACGCTGGGATCCGCACTGTTCACCGAGCTGAAAAACAAAGCCGTGAAGCGTTACTACCTGGTGGATGCACGCAACAAGGTGGAAGCGGCGATCAACTCCCTGCCCCAGCCTGACGAGCCGAATGCCGCTGAACGATTCGCGGAAGCCGAGCGCGTGCTGGCATCTTCAAAGCGTCACTTGGGCGACGAACTGCACGATCAGTTCAGCATCACCTTGGCGGATATGAAACCGGAATATGTGGACTAAGGGAGGCGGGAGGGCTCGCCCTCCCGGTAACGATATGCAACTGATTAACCGTAGCAAACAATCGCCATTTGCACGCCGGACATGTGAGGCAGCACTGGCGAAGCATGTGGAAATTTACGGTGAATTCGGAAGGCAGAAGACCAAGACCACCTACACCGTAGTGGTGGATGGAATAAAGGTCACCGTGGAAGTTGTTAACCGCCGGGCCAGCTACGTCGCGACAGCCATGAACAGTGCGCGCCGGCTGCGCAATCTTCCCGGGCAGGTTGCCTGATAACGATTTATCAACGTCATAACACCGGCACTTATATACTCGTGCCGGTTACCTGAGGTGAAACATGTCGCAGGTAATTTACGATTCTGAATGGGGCGTTGCTTCAAAACTAAAAGAGAAGACAGGCCTCACAGATCGTCAGATTAAAAGCTATCGCCAAACCCTCTGGGTCGAAGGTGTTCATTTTAAGAGAATCCCATTGGATGGAAGCAGCTCCGAAGAGCGAGGACTTGTTTGGTACAACATCCCAAACATTAACAGGTTTGTGAAGGAGGCATAATGGCTGCAATGCCAACGGGTGTTGAGATCCACAACAAT